GAATAACAACAAATATCGATTCCTCAAGAAGTTTCAAAGACTTAGATTTGAACTTTACAGCGCATCCAATTCGCAAAGATATCAACAAGCATGTCAATGAATATGCTGTTATCAATTCAGTCAAAAATCTTATTTTGACAAATCATTATGAGCGTCCTTTTAGACCAGAATTAGGTAGTAATATTCGCCGTATGTTATTCGAGAATGTTGACTCTCTTATGGCGGCGCAAATCGAAAGAGAAATTGAAGAAACAATTGTCAATTTCGAACCGAGAGTTCAAGTTTCAAAGGTTACGGCCTCTGCATCTCCGGATGAGAATAGATATAATGTCGAATTAGAATTCTTCGTTATCAACAGTCCAGACCCAATTACAATTAAATTTTTCCTAGAACGGATTAGATAAACATGGCAGACCGTTTAAGAGTTACCGAACTTGATTTTGATACAATCAAGAACAATTTAAAAGCGTTTTTAAATCAACAAACAGAGTTTACAGACTATGACTTTGAGGGTTCTGGCCTGTCTGTCCTGTTGGATATTCTCGCTTACAATACCCACTACAATGCATACTATCTAAACATGGTTGCAAATGAGTCGTTCCTTGATACGGCTCTGTTGCGTGATTCAGTTGTTTCACATGCAAAGAAATTAGGTTACACTCCCTATTCACAAAGAGCACCTATTGCAACAATTAACTTAACTGTCAATTCATCTACATCAAATACTGGTTACTTAACTCTGCCGTCTGGTTACGGATTTTTATCTAATCAAATTGACGGAAGTGCTTATAATTTTGTTATTTTGGAAGATACGATTGTTGCAAAAGCCAACTCACAATACTATTTTGAGAATGTTGACATTTATGAAGGTCAACTCGTAACATATAATTTTACACATAATCAGGCAACAAATCCAAAACAAGTTTTCTCTTTACCAGAATCTAACATTGATACTACAACAATTAGAGTAACAGTAAGACCTGCGGTTGGAAATACCCAAGTTGCAGTTTATTCTAAAGTTACAGATATACTAGATGTTTCTTCAACTAGTGATGTTTACTACTTGCAAGAAAATAAGAGTGGTAAATTTCAAGTTTATTTTGGTAATGATATTGTTGGTAAAAAACTGCCCGATGGTGCAGTAGTTTCTGTCCGTTACCTTGTTACAAATGGAACAGATGCAAACAAGGCTAATAACTTTATTGGTTCATCATCACTAACAGATTCTTTAAATGAAAGTCTAACTAATTTCAATATTAGGCCTGTATCTGCCGCAGCTGGTGGTTCAGTAAGAGAATCAATTGATGAGATTAAATTTAATTCTGCTGCACAATTTACAACACAAAATAGATTAGTAACATTTAAAGATTATGAATCTTATTTGAGAAAAAATTATCCTGCGATTGATTCACTATCCGTATGGGGTGGTGAAGATGAAACACCGCCAGTTTTTGGTAAAGTTTATATTGCAATCAAACCTAAAGCAAATTACTATATCACACCAACAGAAAAGAAACGAATCATTGATGATATCATTAAGCCAAAAGCGATTGTTTCTGTTGATGCCGAAATTCGTGACCCTGAATACCTGTATTTGTTGATTAGTAACTATGTTGAATACGATAAAAACAAAACAACTCAAAGTGCAGATTCAATTAGAAATGCAATTCGCACCTCAATTGGTGTTTATAATTCTACCATTTTAAGTAAGTTTGGTTCCGTTTTCGTTCTTTCTAAATTGCAAGATTCTGTTGACAATGTTGACAGTAATTCTATTCGTGGTTCAGAAACAATTATTCGTTTACAAAAAAGATTTGAACCCGATTTAAGTATTGCAAAAACATACACGATTAATTTTAATGCAGAATTAAATCGTGGTACAGTTAATGATAGGTTAGTATCGACAGAATTTACTGTTTTCGACCAGTTTAGTATTCTCCGAACAGCACAGATAGAAGAAATCGCCGATTCGTTTACTGGTATTTCAGAAATTCAAGTTGCAAATCCAGGTACTGGATATACAGGCACTCCAACAGTCACAATTAGTGGTGATGGTACTGGCGCAGAAGCAACTGCAAAAGTTGTAAACGGCCGCATTGAAAATATTACTATTACAAATCGTGGTGTTGATTACACCCGTGCCATTATTACTATTACTGGTGGTAATGGTTATGGTGCAACTGCAATTGCGGTACTAGATGCACGATTTGGTAAAATTAGAACATACTATTATGATGAAAATGCAAAGAAAAAAATTATCAATGCTACTGCCGGAACAATTGACTACACAAATGGTGTAATTGTATTGAATGACTTCCGTGTTCTTTCATCAAAAGAACCTGATGGTTTAATTCGATTGACAGTTAAATCACAAAAAGGTATTCTCACATCTTCTAAGAATACTATTATTACGATTGACGAAGCAGACCCAACATCAATCTCTACTGAATTAGTTGCAATTTAATGGCTGATTACAAAACCTCATTACTTGTTAATCGTCAAGTTCCTGAATTTATTCGGGAAGAGAACCCTGTTTTCATTACATTCTTAGAGGCATATTATGAATACCTCGAAACAAAACAGGGAACACAACTTAACGATTTAACTAAAAGAGCAAAAGAAATCCGTGACTTATCGGATGTAGATACTTCGATTGAAGAATTTGAAGAATCGTTTTTTAACATGTATGCATCTCTTGTACCGAGAGATGTTGCCGCAGATAAAGCTCTTTTAATTAAAAATGTTTTACCTCTTTACCTCTCAAAAGGTTCTGAAAACTCATTCAAACTTCTTTTCAGATTATTGTTTGGCAATGAAGTTACTGTTACATATCCTAAATCTGAAGTGCTTCGTGCTTCTGATGGTAAATGGTTACTTGAGAGATATGTCAAAGTAAATGACGAAGCCTTTGTTTTATACACCGGTAACGGAACAACAAAAGAATTTAAATTACCTGATGTGACGAATAGTGGCATTTCAGTATATTTCAATGGCGTATTGCAAACAACTGGTTACTTTGTTCGAAAAGAAATACAAAAATTATACTTTACTGTTGCGCCTACAAATGGAATTGAAGTTAAAATTGCATTTACTGATTTTAATTTTGAAGTAGCCAAAACAAGAAAACTTACCGGTGTTACTTCAGGTGCAAATGCAATTGTTGAGCGTGTAGGTTCACAAGTTCTCAATAATAAATTAATTCACGAATTCTATATTGATGAAAAAACACTTAATGGTGAATTTGCAATTGGTGAGTTAATTAAAGCCGATACTTTTGATATAGATGATGAAATACTAGATATCTATTTTAGAGGTCTTTCATCGGTTGTTGCCATTAATGTTATTGATGGTGGTTCAAGTTATGTGGTTGGTGATCCAGTTCCACTTAATTCACCTAATGCGGTAGAACAACCTAAAGCAGTTATTTCAAAAGTCTTTAGTGGTGCAATCAATAGAGTAAATGTTTTAGATGGCGGTGCAGGATTTAAAGTACCTAAACCAATCTTTGCAGTTGGTTATGCCAATACAGAATTAGAATTTGCGATACAAACAGTCTTTGCCAATGGTGCGAATTCTGTTGCAAGTTCATTCTTCATTTACTCGGATGTTATTTCCGATGTTGACCCAGCAAACACAATTTTAAGTGTTACTGACTGGCATTTCCCTGGCAATGTTGCGGGACAAACGAATGTAAACACAGTCATTTCACGAGCACTCAGTAATAGTGCATTTACATCAATTGGTGCAATTTCAAATGTTGCCATTATTACTTCGAATGTAGTTTTGTCCATTGTTCCAGATTTGTTTGCTGAACCTGCGGATATTACAATATCTCCATTGACCGCAAATACAACATCAAATACAGTTGTGAAAATTGATAGTTATGGTTCAATTGGTAAACTAATTGTTAATGATGGCGGCGGCGGATATGCCGTTGGCGATGAATTGATTTTTACAAACCCTCCAAATAGAATGGCATTTGGTGTTGGTGCAACGGGTGAAGTTGTAGATATTGATGGTGCAGGAAAAATTAGAAATGTTTTACTGTTGCCGCCTAAGTTAACTGGCACAGTTAATGTGTATTCATTGTCGAATACAACAATTCAAGGAAACAATACCACATTCTTAACTGATTTGGCGATTGGTGATTTAGTTGTTATTCAAACAGGTAACACAGGTGTCAGTTCATGGGAAACTAGGAAAGTAGTTGCAGTTGATTCGAATACTTCGTTCAATGTGAATACTGCTTTTTCAGTTAGTTTTGTTGAACAGAGAAGAATTAGAAAATATGGTATAAATCCAGTTGGTGGTCAAAACTATAAACCAGATAGACTTCCTCTTGTAACAGTATCATCCGTTGCAGGTGCAAATGCAAACATTTCTGCATATTGTATTTTGGGAGATGGTGAAGTATTAGAAGGTCGTGGCACAAAACGACCAGGTGAAATTGAGAGAATCTCTATCATTGATCCAGGTGCCGGAATTACAATTATTCCTCAAATTGATTTGTCTGGATTTGGTGACGGAACTGCTACTGCCAATGTTGAGTTATCTCCAACATACGATTCATTACCAGGCAGATGGACAAGTTCAGATGGTATTCTATCGAGCGACAGAAAAATTCAAGGTAGAAACTTCTATGTTAATTATTCGTATTTGACAAGTTCGTTTGTAGAGTTCTCTAAATACAAGAAAATCTTTAAAGAATTATTACATCCTGCTGGGTTTAGAGCCTATGCGGAATGGGAAACATTTAATACATTACCGCAATCTGAAGTTACGACAAATACGATTGTTGCACCAACGACAATCAGGTCATTATCAGGTACAGTTAATGTAAATGGAAGTATTGTTGTAGTTGGTTCAGGAACCAAGTTTAATGTCGCAAATACAATGGGTATTTTGACAATTGGTTCTTACATTGCAGTTAATTCTGAAATTCGTATGATTAATGCGATTATCAGTAACACAGTATTTACTGTTAGCAATGCGTTCTCAATTACCGCAAATACACAAGAGTTAGTTGTAATTAATACTGCATACACCGCAGTTGCAACCGAAGTAACATTAGACGAGATTATCGCTGAGAACGAACTTGTTCTTACAGTAGAATCATAGGAAAAGAAATGTCAACGACAATTAGAATAACAGACCTACCAAATTTAGCAACGCCAGATGCAAACACCCAAAATACGGTGTTTGTAGTTGTGGATAAAAGTAGCGGAACATTCACGACAAAACAAGTCTCATTAGCTGCAATTGATTTAGCGGTTGATAATGTTGCGCCAGTTGCATTTGCAGTTTCAAACTTGGCATACAGTAAAGCAAACTCAGCGAATATTCTGGCACAAGCTGCGTTTGATAGAGCCAATACAGTAAATATCTTTACACAGTCTGCCTATACAATGGCAAACTCGGCAAACATTTTAGCACAAGGTTCATTTACATTTGCTAATACAGTTAATGTAAAAGTTGATAGTGCATACGCTTTTGCTAACACAGTAAACATCAAAGTTGATTCTGCATACGCATTTAGTAATACAGTAAATATTAAAGTAGATTCGGCTTTTACATTTGCCAATACAATTAATGTAAAAGTTGATAGTGCATATAACTATGCGAATACTGTAAACGCAACATTATTTTTCACAAAGGCCGATTTAACCCAAGTAACAACTAGAACAACTGCGGTAGAAACTTTAGCAAATACTGTAAATGTATATGCATTTTCTTCATATGCTCAAGCAAATGCCGCTAATGTTCTTGCACAAGCCGCTTTCAATGCTGCCAATACTGCCAATGCAGGTATCGTTCAAGGTGCGTATGATATGGCAAATACCGCCAACATTTTAGCACAAGCCGCTTTCAGTAGAGCCAATTCTGCAAACATAACCGCAGATGCTTCTTATGCATTTGCTAACACAATAAATGTTAAAGTAGATTCTGCATACGCATTTTCTAACACTACTAATATTAAAGTTGACTCGGCATTCGCATGGGCAAATTCAATTAATGCAAAAGTTGATGTTTTATATGCTTTTGCGAATACTGCAAATATCAAAGTAGATTCTGGATATGCATTTGCTAACACAGTAAACATCAAAGTAGATTCTGCGTATGCGTTTAGTAATACACTTAATACCAAAATAGAATCTGCATATGCATACAGCAATACACTTAATGTCAAAGTTGAATCGGGATACGCATTTGCTAATACAGTTAATATCAAAACAGATGCTGCCTTTACAAGAGCCAATGCGGCCAATGTTTTAGCACAAAATGCATACGACTATGCCAATACAATTTCTGTATCATTAAACAATGCGTTCATTTTAAATACTGCAAATACTGCTAATGCCGGATTCAATCAAGCGAATGCCGCTTTCAATCAGGCCAATGTTGCAACGACACTTTCTGCTACTGCGTTTAATGCAAGTAATACTGCATATGTGTTTGCCAATTCTGCATATGCAAGAGCAAACCTTGTTTATGATTTAGCACAAGGAAACTTTGCTAATATTGTTGCACATAATTATCGTATTGTTGAAACTGAAACTGCTGTAAATACAAATAATGTTTTAGTTACATCTGCATACGCTTTTGCTAACACAGTCAACATTAAAACAGATGCCGCTTTTGTTCAAGCAAATATTGCTAATGTAACAGGTGAAGCCGCATTTAGTAAAGCTAATTCTGCAAATGTCTTAGCACAGGCCGCATTTAATGCCGCTAATACAAATTCAACAACAAACTTTGCACATGCGAATGGTGCATATAACCTTGCAAATACAAATTCTTCATTAATTACATCTGTATCGGCAAAAACTAATTCTGCTTTTGATACTGCGAATACTGCACTTGCAACGGCTGCGATTGCAATTAACTATGACAACTTTGCCAATGCGGCCTTCGATAGAGCAAACTCTGCAAATATATTGGCACAGGCTGCGTTTAATACTGCTAATAATGCAAACACTCGCACTATTATTAATGGATTAGGAAATTCTAAACTAGACTTTACTACTCTCGGAGCCAACACCGCATATCTAACAACTACTAGTGATGATACTACTGCATTGTTTATGGGAGCGGTGTCTGCTGATTTATACGCTTATACAAGTATTCAAATTAGGGCTAATACTGGAGGAACATCAAAAGACTGGACATTTGGTGAAAGTGGTACATTAACATTCCCAGATAGCACAATTCAAAATACCGCATTTACCGGTACTGCAATTGACCAAGCTGCTAGAAATACAGCTAATTCCGCCAATGTTACGGCAAATACTGCTAATGTTACGGCAGAAGCTGCATTTAGTAGAGCTAATTCTGCTAATATTCTGGCACAGGCTGCATTTAATACCGCAAATGTTTCTAATATAAGTGTTTCTTTTAGTGCTACAACAATATTGGAAGTATCGGCAAACGGTTCTACATCTTATAGATTTAGTCAATACGGAGTGTTAGATAATCCTAATGTTACTACTTTTAGTGCTACAACTTTAGGATTCAATTTAAATTCTCTTGCAGGTTCTCATCCATTTCATATTAGATTGGGTGATAATACCGCAGACTTTAATACAGGTTTAGTTCATGTTTCAACCACAGGAACACTTTCTTATGATTTCAATGCACAAGGTAAAACGAGCGGAACATTATTTTGGAGAATTCCACACACTTCTGTTGGCAATTACAAGTATCGTTGTTCCTCTCATTCAGGTTCAATGATTGGTGAAATAAACATTGCTAACACCGCAAGCATTTATCTTGCTTATAATACATAATAAATAAAAGATATGCCTTCATATACTTCTAAAAAAATAAGTTTTAATGCCGCTGAACAATTCAAAGAATCGTTCTTTGAGCAGTCGCCAACTATTGGCTATGTTTTTATTGGCAATCATTTACCGTATACCAATGATGATGTTGCAGATGAAATCACAGATACTTCTGTAAATGAAAAGTTAGTATGGGATAACATATATGCCGCTCGTAAAGTTACGGGTAGCGAAGTTGAATTGGTTGTTCCAAGATACGATTGGTCTGCAAATACAATCTATAAACACTATGATGACCGTGTAGAAATTGCAAATCTTATCGCCACAACTGCAAATACTAAACCAATGTATGTAATGAATAGTGAGAGAAATGTCTATATTTGTCTTGCTAACGGATTAAATGCAAATTCAACAATTG